CGTTTTAGTTTTGTTTCTGCTTTTTTAGCATCAAGAATTTCTTTGTTAAGTTTAGCTTCAACCCACTTAATCAATTCTTGTGTATGTTTATAAGTATCTTTAATTGCTTGACCTTCTCGCACTTTGGTATTGTTGAAAGTCTTAATTTGAACAAGAAGATTCTCCGATGCGGAAATTCTATTCAATGTCATTGAGTTTAGTTTCTGAAATATCGTACCAGCTTGTGAAAGCAAGTATGTAACATCTTTAGTTTCTTGTTCGGTAAAAGATGCAGTACCAGATGCGTCAACAAAGTAAGCATCACGGAACCAAACATCTTTGGTTGCTTTCAAGTGATTGATATCAATGTTGAAAGATGCTTTCATATCATTGAAAGTTTTACCTGTGTATGAAGTATGAAATACAATACCCATTTGAGCAGATAGCATACTTCTTGCTAATGCGCTATCACTAGGCACAGCATACACGATTGTGTTTGGTTGAAATGTAATGTATGATTCGCCTTCAATGCTTTGCTTCTTCAAGTCGCCTTTAGCGAACATCATATCACCTTGAAGAACGCCAGTGATTCCCAGTTTTGGTAGATATCGCAAAGCAACTTTTAGTTTAGCATTCAATCCTTCTGATGGATGATTGTTGTTAATATCAGCATCTGTGTAATTCAATTTTGGATTTACATTGAATACGCCTTTGGTGCCAACAAAGAATTTGCCATTGTCTGGATTGATACCAGCAAATACAGCAGGTGCACCATCCCATTTTGTAGTGACATTTACTTTTGATTCTGCATGACCAGCAAGCATATCACGCAATGAACGAAGGAAAGCAATAGCATCTCTTGCGCCAGCAACACCACGATTTAATACTTCATCCTCAATGTGTTCAAGATGAAGATTGGCGCCTTCTTTCTTTACGCCTTCTGTTAGGAATTCTGTGAATTTCATATATTCAATTTAATAGTGCAAACATTAGGGGACCAGCTTCAACATAATTTCTCATATAGGGACGATAAACTTTACCACCTTTGCTGTTTGATGATGCCGCTTCTACCTTGACTCTAATTTGTAACAATAAATTTGATTTAGTCTCAGAACCAGCGTAGAGTTGAACTAATGGATCACCGGTTTCTCTAAATTTTGCTTTTAAATTGCTTTTTTTCAACTGCTCAGTATAAACTTTTGTAAAATCTTTATTAAATTGTAATTGTTTAAATTTACTGCCTTCAAGTTTAACAAGTTCAATTGATGCGTCACCTTTTGTAGCACCCTCAAAAACTAACTTTGTTAAGTTTAAAAAGAATGCGTTATCTTCAGAATTGATTTTTGCTTGCATTTGTTTTGCCGCTTCTTTGTATACAATGGCTGCGGCAGATTTGACCATATCTTTAAATTCATTTAATCTAGCATTTTCACGACTTGAAAATAATTCTTTCTTGTCGTAATCTTTAATCTCTGTTAAATACGCATTTTTTAATTTTGATATATCTAATTTAAGAATTTCTTCCCAAATTTTCTGTTGTTTTTCAAATTCATCTCCAGACACTTGAGCAAACTGTTCGCCTCCAGCCACTTTCAAAGAAATTTGTCTTGTATATGGCTTGCCATTAATAGTAACTTTAATATCAGCCTTTGTACCTTTCTGGTCACCAACACCGTCCGATAGAATTCTAACTGTATCAATCTGTCCATTTAGCGCAAATTTAATAACATCATCCGTCCATGTTTTTTCAACATATAATATAGCAGAATCATATAAATCTTTTACTACGGATCGGTTTTGTTTTTTACTCAATAACATGGCGGCCGCTTCTGGTAATGCAATAGAAAATTGAATTACATCTGTTGCATAAGTACTTTTAACGGCAACAATATCTTTAACTTTAAATTCAATCATACGATTAACTTTAAAAAATTCGTCTAAAACATGGTCAATCATTTGCACAGTTATTGGTGCATTTTTATCTTTTAATGATTTTGGACGATTTGCAAATTTTGCAACAAGAGCGGCGCCCAAAATACCCTCGGCGGCATCGCCCCTATTGAATTTATGAATTTCGTCTGCCATATTATTATTTTCCTTGTTTAATGCATTTATTTATATAGAAAAAATTACCTATACACGGACTCCTTCAAACTTGGAATTGAACTTCCTCTCACGATTACCAAAAGTATTCAGTGGCTTATCGTCTGGAATCTGACCAGAATCAACTATAGACTGCGCTGAATCTTCTACATCATACAGTTTCATTTTGGCTCTATCAACACCAATAACAAACTTCTTGTTTGCACTAGGATCATTATAACGATTCTTCAACTGTTTGACCATGATTTGATTCAATTGTTCCAATTCTTCCGTATTAATTAGAGCAAACATAAAGTCGGCAGTCGCTGGCAAACCAAAAGATTCTGAGGTATCAGTCAAGTCAACATCGGAATTACTGAAACCAGACCTTGTAGTTTGTGTAGCTGAAACAACTGGCACATTAAATTCTACAGCGAGCCCACGCAATTCTTCCGCAATAGCTTTAACATAGGTGTACGAATTTACATTTGCACCTTGTTTCAACCTAGATGAAGAACAAATATTCAGATAGTCAATGAAGATAATCTTTGGGCGAAAACTCTTTTTCAATTGCAATTCATTCAACAAAGACCGAAAGTGCATAGAACTAGCACTTGCAGTTGGATACTCTTTGATGATTAGTTTACCTTGTGTTTTACTTTTCACACCTTGAAAACGTTTTTCATAATCTTCTTTGCTTATCAAATGCAAGTCATCAAGTTTAATGTTCAAGAGGTTCGCATCAATACGTTCCGCAATTCTTTCTTCAGCCATCTCCATCGTAATGTAGAGTACATCATAGCCTTGCGATATACAACCAGCAGCCATGTGGCACATGAACAAACTTTTTCCCACGCCAGTTCCGGCAAGAGCGATATTAAGCGTCTTGTTAGGTAGACCACCTTTTGTGATTTTGTTAAAGAAATCCAAATCAAAGGGGATTCGTTCTTCTTTGCGATGGTAGAATTCAAATCGTTCTTCATAGTCGTTAATGTAATCGTGACCAACATTTCTGTCAAATGAAACACCAAGAGCATCAGAAAGAATCTTTGGAATTTCACCTTTTGCTTTGGTACTAAACTTATCATCTAGGATTGTAACCGATTCCATGATTGCATTATACAATGCTTTATCTTGGCAAAACTTTTCTGTGTGTTCAGTCAGCCATTGAATATCAGTTGGATCATCTTTGTTTGCTTTGATATCACTCAAAATTTGGATTGAGTTGCGGACCTGTTCTTCGGTGAGTTTCTTGCTTTCGGTGAAGTTAATCACCAGTGCTTCATAAGTTGGAAGATTTTTGTATTTTTCTACAAATTCTTTTATCTCATTGTAGATGGTTCGTTCATTGTTATCTGAGAAATATTCTGTTTGAATGAACGGTAATACCTTACGTGCGTATTCATCATTATATATCAGATTCTTCAGAATAGAGAGTTCTAGTCGGTTCAATTTGTTTTTCCGTTAAAATTAATTCTGTTAGTATGTCACCTAACATTGTAACAAAAGTTGCATCTTCTGTCAATGCATCCTTGTCATATTTCATCAAATTAACCACATGGTATCCAAACTTAAGTTTAGCCATGTTAAGTTCCTCTGTTACAGATGCATAGGTATAATAGTATACAACACCAGCATAGTCACCCCGGAGAATTTCTATGCCAGTTAAATCTGTATCTTCAAAGTCGTGAAGTTTAAAGTCTACGCTTTCTTTAAACTTCTTCGGTTTCTTCCAAAACATCATTTTGCCCCATAATGTTTCCGTAAGAGATTTCATATTTCTTCCTCACAAAATCTTTGAAGTCCTCGCTTGCAAGAATTTCACCCCAAAATTCTTCATTCATGGTATCAGCAAGGCGTTTCTTATCACCCATTTCGCCAGTTTCTTTGTCAACTTTACAGTACCAGCCATTGGTTGGTTTAAGAACATGACCAGATTCAAGTGCAATATCAATTAAACCAGACCATTTGTTAATACCGCCATCATAAGATACACTAACAGGAATCTTAGATTTCTCACGGACATACCTAGATTTCTCTACATTGATAATGAAGTTGTAGCCAGTAATTTCTGTGCCATCTTTTTCTTGTTGGCGACCGATGATGAAGATGTTATCAGCAGAGTAGTATGAACCAGTACCACCACCAACGATATCTTTTGGATACAAACCAATCTCTTTGTAAGTGTGATTCACAACGACCATTGGAATATCTTTTAGATTCAAGTGAGGTGTGACCATACGGAACAAACTCTTTACTTGTTTCGCTCGGCTCATGTCAGCAACCGATTTACCCTCAAGTGCATCTTCAACTTCTTTCTTGGAAGCTAAGTTGCCGATTGAATCAATGATAATCATTACTCTATCATTACGCTCAATACCTTCCAACTGTTTCATTATGTCGAATTTGAGTTGTTCAATATCTGTAAGAGGAGTATGGAGCACCCGCTCTGTGTCAATACCAAAAGTATCAAAATAAGACTGCGGAGTACCAAACTCTGAATCGTAAAAGATAAGAACTGATTCTTCATATTTGTCCATGTAAGATTTAGCCATCAACAAACTAAATGCAGTCTTAAAGTGCTTTGATGGACCAGCCCACATTGTAAGACCGGGCGTTAGACCACCTTCTAATTTACCAGATAACGCAACATTCACCATAGGAATGGATGTTGGTATCATATCTTTCTCAGTAAAGAATTTTGACTTAGATAGAATAGCACTATCTTTAAT